TTGTTTCAGACCAAGGTTTCTTATCGGATAATAATAGAATACATGATAGTTATCTATGGCAGGATTATTCCTATGTAATTCAAGTTGGTAGAGTTATTGATGAGTGGAGAGATATTGTTAAAAAAGTTATCCACCCAGCTGGTATGATGATGTTTGGTGAATTAACACTACTATCCAAAGTCGAAGGTAAAAGACTGAAAGATGCATACCTATTCTTGTTCTATGAGATTATCAAGAATGTTGATGTCACAGTTAAAAACATGGATGGGTTGGGTGTATGGACAGGACAAGACACAGATCCCCAAAACTCTAATGATATCATGTCACATGGTTATACTATTGTATACAACAATAGACAATCTGCAATGAATGAATTATATGGAGTAGGTGATGATACTCCAGCTGGACAGTCAGTAGATACTGGTTCTGGCAGATATGTCCTATTAGGAGATGGGTTTACAAACGCAACCACTTGGAACGAAGTTAAATATGTTGGATTAAATCAGTTAGATGGTTCTGGTAAGGATTATTCATTTTTTTATGGTGGTGAAATATTAGAAAGAACATTTACAATCTACAATATATCTGAAAAAAATATTGTAGATGATGAATGGAAATCTACAAGGCCTTGGGCAAAATATAAAATTATTAGTGCAGTGGAAGATAGTGTGAACAATACTATTATGTTTGGAGTTGTTTTAGAAAATAGTTATCTAAATTTACCCAATGAAAGTCCACTAAATAATATAGAGTTTAGATGGGATAAGAAAACTAGGGGTAATGTTGAAAGAGTAAATAGTTCTTGGATTGGTTCAATCAGAGACGGCGCGAATCCAAGAGATGAAAAGTTTATTGTGAAAATTCAACCAAAGGAATTGCCAGATAGTGGTAGTACTTATAAATCACTGGAAAGGTTCAAATTTAATTTTTCTGCAATATTCCCATTTGATAATCTTGTTAGATATAGATTTAGTCCGTATGAAGAGGCACAGGGTTCTCCATATTTGGACTACTATGGATTTGATGGAGAATTCAATAATATTAATATGAAGGGTACTCAACATACTATTATGCAAAATCCAAATGGAGATAATACCTTTGGAATGGTTCCAACATATGGAAATAATCAGTATTTAGGTGTTACTGATGGTACAGATCATGACTGGCAACAAGAAACAATACAAAATATAATGGCAAGTTACGACAAATCTTATCGCGCAGTGTTAGATGCACACGTAAATCTGATGCCTAAACATTTAGTTATATCTAAGGATACTGCAGGAGTCGACGGACCTTTATTATCTGGTATGACTTTCGCATCAATTGAAAGAATGAAATTTAATCAAACACCACAAAGTGTTGATAATAATCTATATTTAGAAAGTATTGATGATGTAATGACCAAATATAATACGCGCACAAACATCACTCATGAAACAATTATTCAACAATATTCTACTGAACCTACAAGTTTTGCGGAATTAAAAGAGTTGCAACAGATTTGACACAAAAAAATCTTATAAATAAAAGAAACAAAAAAAATTAATCTATAAAGGGTATTATAAAAATGTCTGCTATTATTACCAACAAACTTAGAATTTTCAATGCACAGCAGTTCATTGAATCTATTAATGAACAATCACCATTGTGGAAAGAAAGTAATTCCTACAATGAGGGTGATGTTGTTTTGCACAATTCAAATTTGTATGTTGCAGTAGGACCAGATGGTGGTGGGGTTTCTGGTACAGTGCCACCAACTCATTTGTCAGGTATTGTAACTGATGGGGGTGTCTCTTGGGCATTCTACAACAGGTCACTTTTCAACAATCTTTACATGGGTATTGGTAAGTATTCATCTTGGGATGATGACAGTAATCCACCAACTCCAGAAGATTCTGTCGGATATCATAATACAACAAAATCTGATCTATTGGCACTCAAGAAAGTTTCTGCAGACACAATCTCTCTTGCAATTCCTAGAATTGATTGGAATACTGATACCCAATACACAATGTATGAACATGACAACGTAGAAGAAATTATTCCTAATGGATATATCTTGACAGAAGGCAACAACCAGTTCAATGTTTATAAATGTATCAATAATACTAGTTGGAAAGATGCTGCAGTTGGTGTGCAGCCTGGTAAATCTACAGTAAAACCAACTGGTACACCAACAAATGCAATTATTGAAACTGGTGATGGTTATGCATGGAAATATATGTATTCTGTAGATTTAGATGCATCATTAAAATTCTTGACAAAGGATTATGTACCTGTTAAGTTTTTGACTGCAGAACCAAATGCCGCGACTGCTGATTATGTACAGTGGCAAATTAAACAAAATGCAATCGCAAATTCTGGTGGAATTGATTGGGTTAAAATTACTGATGATAATGTAAATAGTGGCCATGCTGGTGGTTCTGGATATTATCAAAATATTAATCAATCCAATTCAACAGTTGCAGAGGGCACTTTAAGTTTTGCAGTAACCTTATCTGGAACTGCAACTGCACTCGCAACAAATGATTATACTGGTTATGCAGTAGTATTTACAAAAACTGGTGCGACTACTCCAGTACAAAGAAAAATTAGTAATTGGAATTTTAATACTTCTACCAATGTTGCAACAATCACAATTGAAAATGCATTTCTAGAGGGAGAGGGTGGTTCTGGTAGTATTGTTATTGCACCAGATGTTGAAATTAATGGTGATGGTACAGGATTTACTGCATATGGAATTACTCAGGGCGACCAAATTAAAAAAGTAATGATTACCAATAAAGGTACAGGATACACTAACGCAACCGCAACTGTCTCGGCAGGAAATGTATCATCATCTAGTGTGTCTGCATGTAAAGCAAAACCAATCATTTCGCCTACAACTGGACATGGATTTAACGCAGTTGAAGAATTGGGTGGTTATTATGCGATGGTTGCACTCAAACTAGAATATGATGAACAAGATACAAGATCAGAAGATGGTGTAACAAATGTTACAGAATCTGTATTCCCTGTAACTGGAGATAGATCAGTATTCAGACAAATTGTTATTTTAAGTGATCCAGTTGATGAATATACAGATAAACTTGCATACGGTACTTCTTATAGAGGCCCAAAACATCCTAATTATGGTACTGCAGGACAGACAATTTTTGATATCGATACTGGTACTGGAAAAGTATTATACATAGAAAACAGACAACCAGTTTCGCGTGCTGTCGACCAAATCGAAGATATTAAAGTTGTCTTTGAATTCTAATTTAAGTAGTATCTAGAACAAGAGAGAAAACATGGCTACAAATTTTAATGTAACACCGTATTACGATGATTATGATGTAAATACAGGCTATTTGAGAATTTTATTCAAGCCAGGCCATTCTGTACAGGCGCGTGAACTTACTCAAATCCAAACTACTTTGCAACAACAAATTGCAAACATGGCAGACCATTTCTTCAAAGAAGGTGCAATGGTGGTGCCTGGACAATCTGCAGTAGATATTAGTGCAACATATGTAAAGATTGATTTAAATGGTGCAAATTCCTATATCAGTCCTACAGATTTTATAGGTAGAACTGTTACTGGTTCTATTTCTGGTGTACAAGGTATTATTGTACACGCAGTTGGTGCAACTGGCACTGAAACAACAGATGACCCCGACACAATTTATGTAAAGTATACAACTGGTGCAAATCCATCAGACCCGTCATCAGTCAGTTTTGCGGACGGAGATAGTATTTCATTTTTACCTAATGAAATTTTAACAACGATATCATCTACAAATCAATCAGATTATAGTTGTATTGTAAGACCAGTAGAAGAAACACCTATTGGTACGGGTTCCATTGCGTTTATCGAAAGTGGTATTTACTATGTACAAAAACATATGGTGGTTGTGCAAGATCAAAAAATTATTCTTGATAAGTATACAAATTCGCCATCATATAGAATTGGTTTAGAAATTCAAGAACAAGTGATTAGTGCAAATGACGATCCTAGTCTTTTAGATAACGCCCAAGGCACACAAAACTATAATTCGCCAGGCGCAGATCGATATAAAACGACCCTTGTGTTTAAGAAAAGAGAGTATGGTGGTTCTGATACCAAAAACTTTATTCAATTAATTTCTATTCAGAATGGTAAAATTCAACAAAAAGTGCGTAGTACCGATTATGCAGTTTTAGAAGAAACTCTCGCAAGACGCACATTTGATGAGTCTGGTGACTATACAGTTAGTCCATTTAAATTAGATATTAGAGCACTATTTAATGAAAACTCAAATCGCGGTGTATTCACCATGAAAGATTTTGAATTTGATACTGAGGTAGATGCAAAAAACCAAGCGTATGATCGTTTTAGTGAATATAGTGGAATGGTTGATGGTGTACTGGATGTTGGACTGGCACATACTGTAGGTCCAATTGAAAGGGCTGCATACCCAGATCAAGATTTAGATACTACTGGTGAAAAATTCTATCCAGGCCGTACTCATGCAGATTTAGTATATGCATTGCAACAAAACTTGTCTCTAGGATTGGAGGCTGGTAAGGCATATGTTCGTGGTTATGAAATTGAAACTCTTGCAACTACATTTGTTGATTATAAACGTTCAAGAGATGATATTCAAAAGAATAATGAATACTTAACTGCAAAACTTGGTACATATGTTTATGTCACTGATAATATGACTTTACCATTTATTAATGAAGAAGTTTTATTTACAAACTTAAATACTAATGGTCCAGATTTTGTTACTATTGATGATTCATTTACAGTAACAACTTATGCATATTCTCCAGAAGCAGACTTTTCCGATGCAAATAATACATTAGGACATGATGTAGTTGCAACTGCAAAAGTAAAATATGTTGAACATTATAAAAATGCACAAGTAAATGACTTTCTACAAGGTGATTGGAATGGTACAAATGCCTCAGTAGAAACTGGTATTTGGAAAGTATATCTATATGATTTTAAATTCCAAAAAAATCCATTAACAACAAAAGATTATACAATCAATGATGTTAGGTCTTTGGTATCTAAAGAAAAAGTTGGTACAGGTGCATTACAGACATATAGATTTACCTCTAACGTTTTGTCTGATTACTCAGTTATAGACCAAAATCAAGATTTTGCGAATAAAAATATTTTAGTATCTGAATATGAAGATAGAAAAGTGCGTGGAATTGTTTACGATTTTAATGCAACTAGAAGTTCTGCACTTGTCAAGATGTTAGGTAGTGGTAATTTTACAAGTGACGATGCAGCACTATTGACTCCTAGACAATTCAAACCAAATGAGATTTTAAAAGAAATTACATTCACATCTACTGGTGGTACAACTAACCTATTCAATTCTCTTGCAAATTATCGTTATATCGATAACGGGGCAAGAATTTTAAATAAACAAGTTATTTTTGATGGTGATGGTTCTAGTATTGTAGATACTTACGCAGATTATGTAAAAACAGTTAGATTCATTGATGACGTAAGTGGCAATGAAACTATTGATACTTCATACACAGTCCAAAGAGAGATCAACGCACAAGTAATTAATCCAGATGGCGGACAACCAAGAGTAGTGATTGAATTATCTCCAAATGTGGCCGAAACATTTGGTACATATAATTCTGATTATTATTTTCTAGTAAAGCCCCCAACAGATGACGCAAATGTGGGTGGTATCGAAAGTATTGCATCAGAAGATGTACAAATTAGTATTTCTGGTAAAACTTTAACAATCACAAACCTTTCAGTTGCTAGTGTTGGACAATCTGTCAAATTATTCATTCCAATTATTAAAACTGAAGCAGTCGAAAAACAAAAAAGATTAATCGAAGATGTTGTAATTACTCCCTACTCACTTATAAACGGTGTTGGTAATTTCACAGAAGTCGGAAAAACTTTTGTGTCATCTCCAAGTAGTGATACATTTGAGGCAGATATTCTTTATACTAGTTTGAATGCAAGTGGTGATATTCCAGAAACTTTCCAAGATGCTCAGGGTTATGATTTATCTCTAGCAGATTTACAACTTCAACACTCAGATATTCATGAATTGAAAAAGATTTATGACACATGTAATGTTAATACAATTGCATATCAAACTAATGTTGACGGTACATTTAAACTTATTGTTGAAATGACTGCAGAAGAATTGTTGTTTGCACTCAGTGCATGGAATTATTACGAAGAAACTGGTGCAGATCCATTTACAGATACAACAGAAAATGCCCCATTCAGACAGGATATTTTAGACTTGATTGAATCAGGTGGTACTCCAGTACCAGCGTCTGGTGGTGTTCCAAGTAAAATTGTAGATGTTACGAATAGATACACTTTTGATAATGGTATGAGGCCTGGCGTTTTAAATTTGGGTAACGTAACACTTAAACGTGGACAATCAATTTGTGCCGGTAGACCAATTATTGTATATTCATACTTTGAACATAGTGCCGGTGACTATGCATCTGTGGATTCATATACACATGCAAACTCTGGTTTAACATATGGAGAAATTGGAGAATTTAATAGTAGTAGATTGTCTGATGTACTAGATTTTCGTCCTGCCACAATATATGAGGCAAACGATGGTACAACAGAATCTAAGTTGCGTGGTTATTCTAAAATTTCAACAAGTGGGGAATATCCATTAGACAACACATATGTTATTTGTGATTATAGACAATATCTCGCAAGAAAAGATAAAGTTTTTGTGGATAAAATTGGTAATTTCAAGGTTAAATATGGTTCTTCTAGTCTCACACCAGAATATCCCGAAGATCCTGATGATGGTATGGTATTGTATAGATTACAGGCAAGTCCTTACACTGCAACGGTGCAAGATGTAAAGGCGGAAATGGTTGACAACAAACGTTACACTATGAGAGATATTGGTGCTCTAGAAACAAGAATCAAAAGTTTAGAATACTATACATCACTAAGTCTTTTGGAAAAAGAAACAAAAGACATGCAAATTACTGACGAAAATGGTATGGACAGATTTAAGAACGGATTTGTAGTAGAACCATTTACTGGACACAATATTGGTGATGTTTTTGACCCAGAATATAATTGTTCTATCGATAGTGTTTCTGGACAATTAAGACCTAGATTTGCAGAAAAAAATACTAATATGAAATTCAGATATAATGATTCAAGTCATTATTCTGACCATGATGGTGTTTTATTGTTACCATACGAAGATGTGATGGTAATCAACCAAGACAAATCATCTAAAACTGTAAACGTAAATCCATTTGCAATTTTCACCTTCCGTGGCTCTATTAAACTTACTCCAGCGAGTGATGAGTGGAGAGATGTCAATAGACAACCAGATTTGACTATCAACCGCGAAGGACAATTTGATAATATTCAATTCCTTGCAAACGAAATGGGAGTATTGGGTACAGAATGGAATAACTGGCAAACCGCTTGGACAGGTACTGAAGTTACTGGCAATACTCAATTCAACGACTTTATGAGAGGCCCTGGCATTAGAAGGGTTACTGGTAGAAATGAAACCATTCAAACTACAAATAATCAAACCAGAACTGGTATCACAACTGAATTAGTACCTCGCGTAACCACAGAAAACATGGGTGATAGAGTAGTTAATACAGAGATTGTACCATTTATTAGAGAACGTTCAATTTTCTTCCATGGTACACGAATGAAACCAAACACAAAGGTTTATCCATTCTTTGATGATGTTGATGTGAGTGAATTTTGTGTTGCAGCGCAGACACATACTGTCGGTTCAATGACACAAAGTGCAAACAATTTTATAAATGATAATGAACAAAAATGGATTTCAGAAGCTGGTGAAATGACTCTAACAGGTGATACTAGTGGTCATCAAACAAATGTATTTGGACTAGAGTATGTAGATACAAATTCAGTTAGATTTTTTGTTGTTGATAATATGGATAACAAAAATTACACAACATTAGAAAGAATGTATCTAAGAGATGCTCGTGGAAATTCAATTCGTGTTGGTAATTATCAAAGTGGAGAAGGTGTTTCAGTAGATAATAAAGTTCTAAAAACAAATGATTTAGGACAGGTACGTGGTATCTTTAACCTACCAAATACAGATAATATCAGATTTAGAACTGGTGATCGTATCTTTAGATTAACAGACCAACCAAACAACTCTGATGACACAGATACAAACGCACAAACAAACTATACCGCAAAAGGTACAATCGAAACGAGACAACAAACTATTTTATCAACTCGTACTGCAGAAATTGTACAGAGAAATATTTCTGATACAAGAACTTTACAAAATACAACTACCAGAAGAGTTGTTGAGTCTGACACTGGTTGGTATGACCCACTTGCAGAAACAATTTTGATTGAGGAAGATGGTGGTGCATATATTACTAGTGTAGATTTATTCTTCTCTACAAAAGATGAAGGAATTCCTGTAACTCTGCAATTAAGAGAAACAGTAAATGGTTATCCTGGCCAGAAAATTCTACCTTTTGGTGAGAAAACTTTATATCCAAATCAAGTACAAATTTCAGATGATGGTAGTTTACCAACAAACTTTAGATTTGATTGTCCAGTGTATGTACAGGATAGTACAGAGTATTGTATTGTTGTGCTTGCGGATACACAGGGATATCGCTGTCATGTTTCAAGATTGGGTGAAGAGGCACTTGATGGTTCTGGTATTATTTCAGAACAACCATATGCAGGGGTTTTCTTTAAATCACAAAACGCATCCACTTGGACTGCGGATCAAATGGAAGATTTAAAATTTAAAGTTTATCGCGCAAAATTTGATAATTCTAAAAAGTCAACATTGTACTTTGCAAACGAAGATTATGATTCATTGGGTAGTGAAGAAAATAGAATTTTACTTGGTACGGATTCTATGGAACTGACTGCGAATTCACATATTGTAACATTCCATGCTATAGATCACGGTTGTATTGGTACAGATTTCCATGAAAATCATAATTATGTACAAATTACTGGATTTAAAGATAATGCGTTGTTTGGTGGTACAGATTCTACAAATTCACTTAGTGGTGCCCAGTTAAATGGGATTCATAAGGTATTGTCAACTACACTTGATAGTTTTTCTATTGACATGAGAAATGTTAAATATAATGAAACTACTATAGATTTTAATAATAAGACATACTCAGCTGCAACTGGTACAAATGTTATGCCTGCAACATCTGGAAGATTTTCTCCAGTAGGTGTAGATGGATTTTTACCATATTTAAATTCGAATATTAAATATGATTTGATGATGCCTATTGTACAAAACGTACAGTTGCCTGGCACAAATATTCAATATAAGTTTAAATCTATCTCTGGTGCATCACAAGATGGAGATCAAATCGCTGGAGTAAAGGATAGTAACTGGTCTACAATGGTGCCTAATAGTAATATCACATTCAATGCACCAAGAATGATTTCTAGTAGATTTAATGAACAACAGTTTAATAGTGGTAATGCAATAAATAAAAAATCTTTGGTTTACGAAATCGATATGTACTCCGAATCAGACAATTTGTCTCCACAGGTTGATACGCAAAGATGTAGTGCAATATTAGTATCTAATAGAACTAACTCACCACAGTGGACTAGTGACGTTGATGTGAATGGTATTCAAACGGATACCAACCTCGCATCTGGTAATATTGGACATGTTTATACAGGATTTGTGAGTGAACTAGAATCGACGGGTGGTTCTGTTGATGCAACATATATCACTAGAGAAATCCAACTTGCACAGCCATCTAAATCTATGAAAATTGTTATTACTGCGAATAGACCTGCAGATACAGATATTGACTTATATTACAAAACTAAAAGTAGTGATTCACTTGAATATAGAAAATTGCCATATACTTTCATTGAAAGACCAGATGGGTATGGAATTCCTGCAAATTCAATAAGTGACTTTAGGGAATTTGAGTATGATATAAGAGATATTGAAGAATTCATTGGGTTTGGCGTTAAAATTGTATTGAGAAGTAAAAATTCTTCTATAGTGCCTCGTGTCTCAGATTTAAGAATTGTTGCACTCGCCACTTAGGATTATAAATAATGAGTAGAGATATAAATGATTTTATGATAGTTAAGGAAGAAAAAAATCTACGCAGAGATCCGCACTCAAAGGCGGTTATTAATACAGATATACAATCATATAGAAACTATATGAAAAGAGTAAATCGATTTGATAAAACTGAAAGAGAAATAGACAACCTTAAAACAGAAGTGCAAGAAATAAAAGAATTATTAAAAATACTAGTAGAGAGAACTTAAAATGGCATTTACATATCCATCACTAACACAAGTTATTAGAACTGATACGTTTGACGTTTGGGCCACTAAAACTAATGAAATTAGAGACCATGCATTATATGTACAGGCACTAGTAGGAGATTTTAACGGACTATCTACAGATAGTAAGACTGTAGTAGGAGCGTTTAACGAACACGAAACATTAATTAATACCAATATTTCGAATATTGGTCCTCTTGGAAGTATTGATGTTGCATATGCTGGTGCAAACCTTGTTGAGAGTTTAAATAATGCACATGATGTTTTAGTCGCATATACTGATTCAGAAGTTTTAACTGAAAAGAATTCAAGGATTGATGCCGATGTTGGATTGCAACAAAGTATTGATGCAGTTGAATTAAATGCAGGTCTAACACCAGCTGGACAATATATCCAACCAACAACATCTAATTATTTGTCAACATCTGTTTCTCTCGCAAATGCAGACAATTTATTAGACACGAAGATTAAAGAAGAAGCTGATATATTAAATAATACGCAAACAAATCTTGGTGCAGATTCTAGTGGTAATATTACGTTAGTTGGTAATTATATTACTGGTACTGTTAAAGAATCTTTGGTTGCATTAGATACTCAGTCTGCGACAAATGAAAATAGAATTAATCAAAATATTCAATCTATTGTTGGATTAGACAATAGATTAACTAAATCACAAACAAATATTGGATTGAACTCTGCCGGCGTTTACACATCAGATGGTGGAAATACATATGCAATAACAGATAATATTAAGGGCGATATTAATGCAGTTGATGTTAAATTAGAGGCAGTAGATGTTTCTTTACAATCATTAATAAACGAAGATACAAATATCTATAATCAACTTGCTCTTAAATTAGAAACACCACCAACATCTGGTGACACTTTAATTGTATATGATTCTGCAGCATTTACATATTCACACGCAACACATAATCCATCATCTGTAAATACCAATGGTACTGAAGTGATTGATAAAGTGATTGTCGATTCATCAGGACACATACAATCTTTTTCAAAAAGAAATTTAGGTAATCAGTCGCAACACAACCAAACAATTAGTTCAAATCTACCATCTGGTGGTTCTAATGGTGATGTTTGGTATAGAGTATAAAGAGGGCAATAAATGGCATACTATGTCAAAGATGATACTCTTAATCAACAGAACGTAGAGTATAAAGTAGATTTGCAAATCCAACACTCTGGTAATAAGGGTAGAGGGTTGAAGGCAGTCGATGCCAGATTATATGAGCCACTTAAAAATTACAGTGAAAATAATTTAGATAGAATGTATACACCTGTTTTTACTATCGATGATAACCATCCTAGAAAACAGGGAGAAAATCCATATATCACGTATGATTTAACTTGGCCTGCAAATATTGGTACAGGTGATAGAATTTTATCATTAGAGGCATGTGAAACAGAAGAGGGCCCTTGGACAGAAGTTGCAAGAATTGATGCAACAAACGAACCCTTATCTTGGACAGAGACTAGAGTGAGTCTTAAACTAGATGCAAAGAACCGTGGATTTGGTAGTGGTTCTGGCGATACTGGTGGTGCATCCAAACATGGTATCATTGCAAACAGAAATGATATTACAGGATATGTACAAATAGGTACACATTATCCTCGTTCTTGGCAATCCCCAACATTCAATGCAACTGGAATGGATACTCTTTCATTTTATTATATCATTGGTAATGATAGTAATGGTCTGGAATATACAGATATGACCAGAGAAAAATATATCATGACATTGGTGAGAAAATCTGATGGTCGTGTAATGCAGACACTAAACTTTGACTTTAGACAAAACTCTTGGGCACTAATGAGTATGAACGTGAGAAATGCAAGTGGAAACTGTTATATTAAAATTGTACAACCACATCATTCTGGCGGTAAATATGATGGAGCAGGATTTTGTTTTTTCAAAGGCACATCAACTATAACTCATTATAAAAATGGTGATGCAACTGCAAATTTCTACTTTAATCAGGGTGGTGAGTATCAGGGAGTTGAAGTTATAGGTGATGGTAGACCATACGTTTCTGGTGATAATATTGGCCGTGGTGCGAATAAGAGATTTTTTAGATTTTCTGTTATATCAAAAAATGGTCATAATGTAGTAAGAGATGTTAAACCAAACAATTCGACAGGTACTTTACTAAGTCCATTAGGAAATGATAGGACAAAATGGTGGGTTCCAAAAGAAATATATGCAAAAGATTCTGGTGCATGGAAAGAAATCAGAGAAGTTTATGTAAAGAATAACAATAATTGGAATAAAGTATATCCATTGTTTATTAACTCAGAAAATTTTGTTAGTATTTCCGATATACAAATAAAACAAAAGAAAGATTATATTCCTTTAAGTGCAGTTTATGTGGATAATACGACAACTATTACTGCATCCAGTATTTTACCAAATCCAGTAATATTAATTGCTGGGGTGAGTTCCGATGCAGCTCCAAGTTTCCTAATCACACCTCCACTGGAATCTGGTAAGTTGACGGGCACAAACTTTGAATGGGGATATTCTCTATACAATCGAGGTGAAAAATTACCAAAATGGAAATTAGATCAAAACGATACAGGTTCGTATAATAACGGATTTATGTTGGCGTTAGAAGTTGATGGGCCAAATATAAATGATCTTAACCAAGTTGGAGTTGGTATACAGGATGTTGGATTTAGTGCAAATTTACAATCAGGAATAAAAGATAATGATTTAATAGTTGCAATACAAAGATTTTCTAATCCAAGTTCTGTACGTACAGAAACTGAATATAATTCAGCAAGGCCTGCAGGGTGGAGTTTACAGTCATTTTCTGGTGGTGAAAATGGTTTTGTAGTTTATACAAAAATTGCATCAAAGGCGGACTCAGGAAAAGTATATAACTTTCCACAACATGCAAATGACTCATCAGAAATATTTACTATCGTATTTAGAGATACAAATAATATACCTATTAAAACTGTTGCAAAGGCCGGATTTAAACAACAAACATCATCTACAAATCCACATGCATTTACTTTAGCATGGTCTGGAATGAATTTAAATAGAACTGGTTCTACAAGTGCTGATGCATTGGCAAATACTAAAAGAACTTTACCACCACTGTCACCTGGCGTTGTCAGATATCACGTATGGGGTTGGTGGGGCGATAGTAAATTATTAGGTGGGTATGGGTACTATCGTGGTGGTAGACCTGCAACAGTTAAGTATATTGAAAGCCAAATGGATACTCCAGAAAATATTGGTAACTATTATGTATCTATGTATCATGGATATATTGTACCACATGTTTCTGGTACATACAAATTTAATACGTATTCAGATGATGGTAGTTATTTTTGGTTAGGAGACCATGCAAAATTTAAAAGTACTAGGACTCGCGCAAACGCACAAGTTGACAATGGTGGGGATCATGGTAAAAGATTTGCATCTCAGGAATACTCTAAATATCTAACAGCAGGACAAAGATATCCTGTATTTGCAAACATGTATGAAAGACGCGGCAGTGATGTTTTGAGAGTATTTGTAAAATCTCCAAACCATAGTAATGATTGGCAATTAAAGAATTCTGATTTTTCATGGATGCACGACCCTAATGAAGATTTTTCATTTGGTACAAAATATTTTAATGGATAAGAAATGTCATATATAGAAAACAGTCAACAAAGTAATTTTATCATAAATATCGGTATAGATGGAAATTCTACTGGTATTGATAATGTTAGTAATGGTGTGGTAACAACTCCGAATGGTGATATTGCAGTAGACTTTGCCCCTATGATTTCGTCATTTACCTCAAATAATTATGGTAATGCATATTCATGTGAAACTGAAATAGTATTGGTTGGGCCCAGTGTAACAAAAGAAAGATTGGTTAGTCTTGGAATAGACCCAGAAGAAACAGTTTTATCATATTCTATTATTGAGGTTTGGTTTAGATTTGATATACAAGATGAATTTGATATTGGTTTTTGGAGATTAAGTGAAACAGAAGATTGGACAACTGGTGAAAAAATTGTAAGTGTTTCTGGAAAAGATAACACCGGCAATAGAACTTCTAAGTTCCATAGTCTAATATTACCACAACCAGAAAATGATGATATCTTCGTACTTTCTTATGGAGACAATTCTGGAATTAACAATATAACTGCAACTGTATCTTGTAATGGATTTGTACCAATACATTATCAAAATTTGTCTGGTGGCGGCGGAAGTAATACAGGTTCTGCGGCATAAATAGATATATAACGAATTAGAAAGAGTAAACTAATATGGCACAATTACAAGTTACCTTATCAGCATTTAAAAACTATGGAGTTTCTACTGTAAGAACAGGGTTCACTGCCTTCACTGGTAATGGTGGTTTTACTGGTGATGGTGGATTGGACGGTACTCCATATGGTGGAATGCTCAAAGTTTTAGATTTAGATTTAAAACGAGAATGGCAATTATACAACGGAATCCCACAATCTGGTAATGAAGTGGTAGACGCCGCAGATGGTTCAACCCTAGTAACAAAAAGATTTTTTGACCCAGTATTTCCTGTTGCTGGATATGATGGTACACCTAGTTATGGTACTACTGATGATGGACAACCACAATTGCAACATGTAATTGTGTACGATTCTACAGACCAAATGTCACCAAATCAAGGTCAAGTTTCTAGAGGTATCGATCAAAAATTTAGATTGCGTCTTGAATATGATGAACGTCCGAGGTTATTTGAAAGTGACAAAGAATTTTCTGCAGAGTTATATCAACTAAATTTAAAAATGCGTAATTTGGGATTAGACACATATAGTGACGGTAATGCAATTGATGAAACTCTCGTAAGTACTTGGGGAGAAACCCTAGTTAATTCACATCCTGGCTATGGTACTGTTACAAATGCAAGTTTGCCGGCGGGATGGGAGGCCACAGTAGGAATTCCAAATCCTTCTTATGCGTGGTTAAAAATTAACATTGCAACCAAAAACCAAATTTTAGATAACGGAGATATTACTGCACCATTAGGTATTAGTGATGGTTTAATTACTTTAGAAAATGGTGCATCAGTTTCTACTTCTATCTTACGAGATCCTGGCCAGTGTGTTGATTTATTTTTCGAAGATATTGTAATTCCTGAAGATGGTGGTACTATTAATAGAAGTACTCGTTGGAGAAATAAAAGACGCGGCAAAGGTTGGTTTAAAAGATTCCCCAAACAGGATAGTTCAGTAGCCGGTACATATCCTATGCAATATAGAATTACATTCACAGAACGTGGATTTTGTTTCTTTATAATGGATGATAGTTCAACAGACCAAAACGATGATTATGCATGGGTACTTGCACAAAGAACTGTAGATAATCAAACAGGTATTACAAGAACTGATGAATCATCTAGATTCCCATTACATTGTATGTATTCTTGTTCAAGGGAAAGTGTTTCGCCTAGAGATTTTGGTGTATACTTTACTCAACAGGCTGCAAATTTACAGACTGCAGCAAATGCTATTGGTAGTGTGTATGATGAATCTGGAAATGAATTTTCGGTATCCGAATTAAATTCAGATTCATTATATATTTTGAATCCGTATGACAGAGAAGATTCTCTCGCAGATGAATTTATGGCAAAAAATATTTGGAGATTTGTTGCAAGAGAATTTGATATCGTAAAACCATGGGATGTACACAAAGATTGTACTAGACACCAGACAGATAGTAATGCAATTATCAACCCAATGGAACAACTTGCAATTACAGATGATAACAGGTTTGTTATCACTTTCCCAACAGGACTCACTACTCAAAGATATATGTATCCAAAAGAAGAAATTGATTTAATTGCATTCTCATCTTCAGAAGTAGTTGCACAGAGTAGTAATGTACCTATGCAAACATACAAACCAGATGGAACAAATACAGATAACCGAAGATATCAGGGGATGTTATCAACTCTACCAAATGGAAACGGAATGAGAGTGTTGATGTTAGTGAATGGAGACTATATTTTCAACAGTGATGTTAACATAGACTAGAAGAAAAGTTTTATAAATATATTCAGATAAACAAAAAGTCCTAAAAATTTTAAAGGAGATTATTAATGCCAAGTTCAAGTGGGTATAGTATTCAAAGAAATGAGATTATTAATATCTCTCACAGACAACACGTAGAATACCATACAGGTGGCGGTTCTACAAGAGTGTTTCCATTACGTTCAAAAATCGATTACGAAGATAAAGATTGGAATTGGGAAATTAAAGTTGGTGAAGTAAGATATTCTATTGACAGAACACAAGGTAAAAATTCAGTTGATGGTACTACAACAGACCCCGATGTAACATCTTGGGAAGATGGTACATATAAAGAAGGTTCACAACTTGCCGGCCTAGGTTCTGTAGAATTTGATAGAAGTGCCGGAATTTTCGGTTCTTTGATTTTTGCAGAAGAATATAGACCAGTATCTGGTGATACAGTTGAGGTTAGATTTCAAGAGGCGCAAGATTCTTGGACAGGTACAGATGGTGGTTTATTATACCAACTTGCAAAAGACTTGACTGTTCATCCTTATGACACACCAGAATTGTTAAAGGCAACACATGCAACACCTCTTGACGTTAACGGCGATCCAGTAGCGGCTGGATATACAGATGCAAGTGTTACAAAACTTAGACATACTTTAACTACACAATATAACGATGATTATACCACAACAGGAATTGAGGGTGTACAGAAAACTTTTAAACATCTTTATAAAGTTGTTAGAGAATGGAGAACTTCTTTTGAAAAGGATATCTCTACCATTGGATCATCTAATGTTGTATTGACTGCAGCATCTGGTACTGCAATGTTACCATTCACTAGAGGTGATTTGGGAGATGGAGAATTTAGAGTTTCAATTAATGGAAAATTATTACCAGAAAGTTTTTACACAGTCGAATCAGATGACGCGACTAGAAGAAGTACTATTACATTACTTGCTGGTTCAGAAATTACATGGGTAGACTCAGCAGATCTCAATAATGTTAATGTTGCAATCGGATATCATTGGAAACATTCTTTAGATGTTCCATATGGTGCATTAGTAGGAAAGGCTGGATTGGGTCCAATTCAAACTGCAATAAGTGGTGTAAACCATGCATTTGTTGCGAATGATGGTATTGTATTTATTCCCGCCACTTCTTCACAACAATATGCAATATTAGATTTAAATTGGGATGCAGCAAATCAAACATTTACAGTCAATACTGACGGTGGTGGTCAAGTTCTGGCAACTTCGGATCAAAATTCATATATTGATGCTGGTAGCATCTTTTTGATTGAATACGAAGAAGTTGATACATATGCACCTGCATTTAACTTGATTTATCCAAAACCATTATCCAATAATAAAGTAGATGTTGAATATGCACTAAGAGATATCAGTGATAAATTTTTAGTTGAATCATCTAAAGGGGTAGATTTGTTGTCTGATGACACATTGACACCAGAATATACATCTCCTACTTCAAATCGTAAACCCCAAAAATGGAGATTGCGTTTTGAATGGGATAGAAAACTTGCATCTGTAAGAGTTAATGTTGCAACTTCATACCAATTACTTGATGACATGTCTGTGACAAAAGGACAATCTAGAGATGGTATCAAAGGTCCAGTATCTAGAGAGCCTGGAGAACTGTGTGATATCTATAAAGAACCTAATGTTGGTAGAGGTAGTACTTATCAATTAATTAAGTCTAAATCAGATTTTTATAGAAGATCTCAAAAAGATATAGACGATACTGCACGAACATATCCTTTATCATATAGAATTACTATTACTGACCATGGTATGGGTTTCTTTATGTGGGAACAAGCATCTGTAGATCAAGATGATGATTATGCGTGGTTTGTTGTACAGAGACACGTAGACCAAACAACAGGACAACCAGAGTTTACTGGAAAGTCTCCTGTCCACTGTGTGTATTCTCCATGTAAAAGACCAATAGATATTGCAGATTTAAACCAATACTATGCCGCATCTGATATTAATGATTTAACAAAGACACCAAATCTTTATACATCATTAGGACAAATGTTGGAAACAGAAGGCCCAACACTTTATTTTGACCCAACAGAGACAATGTTTAATGGTACGGTAAACGCACTAGACTTTACAGGTAAAGGGTATTTGACAGGTACTGATGCGTCTGGAGACAGTACTGGAGAGAAAAAAGAATTAGATGTTGGTATCGTTGGTTCTAAAATGACTCAAACAACGGATTATTGGTTGAAAGGTTATCAGTGGCAAGTAACAGATCCAGCTACTTTTGATCCAAGTGCATTCAATTTTCCAGCAGATTTTACGACGATAACTTCAAACGAGAGAGTTAATGATTTAGAAATTGTCGGGTTTACAGAGTTGCCTAGAGATGGTGTATCTTCTACTGCAAAATCCAAAGGCTCTAGTTGGGTTATGGATTCTAGACTAGCTCCACATTTTTCTGGTAATGTAATTTATCCAGAAAATAGAATTGAACGTGTTTCTACTTTTGTAACTGCCGCAACTGATGCAACCGATGGTATTCCAGATGGTGCAACCGGCGCAGCGCCTGGAGATTGGTCAGACCCTTCATATGCAATGTTGGACATTCTATACAACGAAAATCAAGCAAACCAAACGAAGGTTTTAGATTCTTTGATTGTTGCTATTGATGGACAAGAATTGATTAGAGATACAGATGCATATATTCTTAATTATGACCAGTGGGTAAGAATGGGAGATCCATCAACAGGTCATAGATTTATACAATCACTTGATGCCGCTGGTGTAACTAAATTGGGTAGTAGTTTTAAACTACCAGTTGAATCTACTGCAGCAGTACCAGATTATATTAAAGAAATTTTTGATGGTACATCACAAAATGCTGCAACATATAAGGAAGGTGTAGACCTTGATTGGACCGTATACAATCCAACCGATCCCACTGGTGGTGCGAGTATGGCATGTAGTGTTATAAACCCAACAACAAAAGAGGCATATAAAATACACTTCATTTATGCATTGTGGGAAATCTTTGGTGATAAATATAAGACTCCTGTAAATTCATCAACTGGATTAAATATTAGTAAATATACAAATCTAACTGGTGCGTCTGTGAATGGTAGATTGCCTGGCGATCCAATTTGGTCATTATTAGACCCAACTAAAAATGTATATATCTATGATTTCTTTAACCAAACATTATTGTTTAGAGATGCACCAAGACCTAGTGCAGCATTAACTGTTAAATTAATTAATTACGTATTTGCGGACCCAGCAGGAAACGCATATTATATCGAAACACCTGAAGATAGGGATTTTCCAGAGAGAAATCAAAATTTCCAAAAAACAATTAATAGATTTGTTGTTAGAGAACAGGATGTATTAAAACCTTGGGATTTCCACGTATCTGCAACTATGCATGAAATTGATTCAAATGCAATTATTAATCCACAAGAACAGTTGTCAATTACACAGGATAGAGACTTTGTATTCTCATTCCCAACTCAACTTACATCACAAAGATTTTATTATCCAAGAAGTGAACTTGATTTGATTACAGTTTCTTCTGCAGACTTTAGTACTCAATCAGGTAGTATTGAAATTGAAAAATATACAGATTCTGATGGTTTGAATGCACAGTTTACAGTTGGTGGACAAGGTTTTGATGTAACATCCGCTGGTACTGCACACCCATACGCTGGACATGTAGGACCAGATGGACAGAAATACTACTGGAAGAAAAATAAAAGAAGATATGAAGGTATGATGAGTACATTACCAAACGGAAATGGAATGAGGATCTTTATGCAAACTGCCGGTAGTAGTATCAAATTTACTGATACCAATGAAGGTGGCGCTCCAGCGTAGTATTATAATGATGATTATAAATATAGATAAACAAACATATGGGGTAAATAAAAGATGGCATCTACTTTAACGCAACCATTCGCATCAGCTGGATTTTCAGTACAAAGAACTGAAATTACTAGTGTTATGCAACCAACCTATGCGGAATATTTTGTGAGTGATGGTGTCACTAGACATTTACCACTCAAAAGATTGCCAGATCTTGGTTTGGCCGATATTGCTTCAGTAAGAATTTTTGTAAATGAATTTAATGAATTAATTGCAGACAATTATACCGGCGACGATACATATCCAGATAGTGGTGATTTTTTATTCAGTGACCAACAAACATATGATCCAGGCAGTGGAGTAATTCAAACTCCAAACGGTTATATTTTGTTTAATACTGGAAAAATTCCTACATCTGGTGCAACTATAAAAATAGTATATTTTATAAATCCAGAAAACTATACTGAATATGAAGATGGTGTTTTGAGAAATCTTGCATTAGATTTATGTTTACATCCATATAAAAATAACTTTACATCAACATTCGAAAATCAATCTCAAACTGTTGCACCACTAACAGTAACTGGTGCAACAGGAGTTGGTGCAACTATGATTGCGGAATTTAGTGATGCACCAGTAGGTAGTTGGTTAGTAGATGGGTCTGCTTCTACTACACTTGTAGGTAAACGAATTAGAGAAGTTTCTGGTACTGGTATTGCAACAATTGCATCTATTACCGATGGTACTACCATTACTGCAACTGTAGATGTTCCGTTTTCCCAAGTTACTGCGGGCGATAAAGTTTATTCTAAAGGAGAGTGGTCTCTAATTATTCCGGCAGATGAAGTTGAGGTTCAACCTTATAATTTGATTTATCCATATGAAACGGAAACTTCAACAACACCAATTTCAATTGATGTAAACGGACAACAAGATCATACTGCTGTTATGAAGGCAATTCGTAGAGTTGGTAATTTACTAGTAGTAGAATCTGAAAAGGCAACCGACTTATTGTCATCTAGATCAGATATTAATTCAGTTTCAGAGGCCATACCTACAAATTTGAATTTACCATCGCCAGTTAGACAAAGACGCTCTCCACAAAAATGGAGAATTCGTTTCTATTATGACGAAAGAGATGATTACGTGCATGTTAACGTTGGTACAAAATATCAACTTCTAGATAATGGTGATACTACTAGAGGGCAGGATAGAGATGGTACGAAGAAGTCCGTGTTTAGACTGCCGGGCGAGTTGGCCGAAATTTATTTTGCGCCAGGCATACAAGGAGCAAAGGCAAAAGCAGGATTTTTCCGTAGACAAGGTAAAACATCATCTGATACAAATAATACATATCCAATTACTTATAGATTGACATGTACAGATCATGGTACTTCTCTATTTATGTTTGATCAGGCATCTGTAGATCAAGATGATGATTATGCATGGTTTGTTATACAGAGACATGTGGATAATTCTTCGGGTAAAATCGAATTTGAAGATGGTAAGTCTCCTGTGCATTGTGTATATTCCCCAAGTAAAAGACCTTTTGAGACTTCAGAACAAAATGCTGGATATTACTCATCTTTTGAGAAGAATTTAGATTTTGCTACAACTCCATTTCAAACAACTACAGTCTCTACAGATTTACAAAATATATATGATGCTTCTGGCAGAAGATTGAAGCCAGGAAACCAAATAGATATTTCTATTATAACCGATAGTTTACCTATACAAGCAAATGAATATGGTAGTGGTATAAATTATAGTGGACCAAATGCCCAGAAAATTTATAATACTCCAACTGGTACATCTGCTTCAACCAAAACAGTGGCTTTGCAAAGTGTTTCTGGTGGTGGTTATGTAGATGATCAAGCCACCGCGCAGAGAACCACGAACATAACAACGGTCAATTCATACGATTACATAACAGTAAACCAATATGATGCAGCATATAACGATAAACTTGGTCCAGCTATGTTGGGATTAGAAATTGAAGAAGTTGTATTACTTGACACGATTGACAACGATTCAGTACATGCAGTATTAGTTGAAGGAGTTGATTATAAATTTGAAATAGACTCAGTTACCCCAGCAGTATATACTGGTTCTACACTAACAACTCAAGAAATGGTTTCGCACAAAATGAGTTTTCTTCATCCATCGGGCAATCCTTTGGAAATTGGTGGGGTCGTCTTTCGCAACACCACCATCAGCTCCACCAACACTAATCCTACATTGGGCACAGATACAACCCCCAAAGTACGTGTCAAATATAGATGGAAAGGTGCTGGTTATCTAAATAAATATATCAATCCATATGGCCGACAAGGAGATGGAACTGCACAATTAGAAGATGCCGCAAGGTTGAATGTATTTGTCGAGAATGTTGAATTAGATCATGCAAGGAATCCATACGAATATACAGTAAATTCTACTGGTGATGTATTGTGGCCTGCAAATACTGCATCATTTCAAGGTACTAGTTTAAATACATATGTATATAGTTTACCAGTAGATTCCGTATTCCTTAGAGAATCTTTATCCGAAGGTCAAGTCTTGAAAATGCAACTACAAAATTATGCAGAAGACCCAGAAGCACAAAACTTATATTTAATAGAAGTACCAGAAGATCCAGATTTTCCAAAACACTGGACAGATATGCATAGAGAGGCAAAAGGAATTTATAGGTTTGTTGTAAGAGAATATGATGTATTAAAACCTTGGGATTATCATGTCTCTGCAGTTATTCCACAAGTTGATAGTCCTGCTATTATCAATCCAGTTGAACAATTATCTATTACTCAAGATAAAACCTTTGTGTTTAATTTTCCAACACCAATGGCATCTCAAAGATATATATATCCAAACTCAGAAATGGATTTAATTTGTTTCTCAGGTGCAGATTCATCAACTGAAGGTGGAATTACCAATGTTGGTACAGCCACATCTCCAAAATATGATTTAGATGGAGAACAAGATAGTAGTGTTGGTGGGGGAACCGCCGGCACATCTACACTTAAACCATCAGATGCATTGGATTACCGAGCAGCATACACATGGCATACAGGTACTGATACAGCAACAACATCTGCAAATAGAACATATGCAGGGATGCAATCAACGAAGTCAGATGGTAATGGAATGCGTATTTTCACTCTAGTACGTGGTGGACCAATTAGACCAGAATATTCTGATTGGACAGTAAGACTATAGTAATTATAATTTAAAAATAAAGTAGAAAAAAGGGGGATTTATCCCCCTTTTTATTTGTTCTCGGCAATTTAATTCATAAATAGTAACAAATGGCAACTATTACTGAAATATTCTTTTTGCAAGATTACGTTCTTGCCGAGACAGGATTAACCTCTCCTGCCGAGGTTTCGTCTGTCGAACTGACAATATCTGGACTAGTTGCTCCCGCATCAGTGACATTTTCAACTGGTGATATTATTGTCAATGGTACAAATCAAGGAAATTCTGCTACCATATCCAATGGTGACACTTTCCAACTAAAAATATATACTCCCACTATAGATACTCTCACGAAGTATTATTATGATGTAGACGGCACAACACTTGAATGGTGGGTTGAATTATATAATACTGATAATTCTCAAATAGAATCTTTTAGTACTTTTTCTTCTACTGGAAATATTGCGATACCAGAAAGTAGTACTAGTCCTGTATCGGACGTTGCTATTGAAACAGAATCTGTATCTGCAACAACAACGGGCCCAGTTTCCGAATTTGAATCTGAATCGAGTAATACAACAACAAATGAAGTAGAAACGGTATCCGTTTCACCAACAGAAAAGTCTTTCGAAAAAATTGACGAAGGTTCTGACTTAGTTCAAAGTAGTGATGAAATTATACCACAAACTGTTATTGTTGCAGTAACTGATTCTGAAGTAAATGATTCTGCTCTAACAATATTACCTTCAACTCAGCCAAAAGAAGAATCAACAAAAGCTTTATTGGCCAATGCAATTGAACAAATAGTAGAAGAAACTAAAACATCACTTATCGCCGCCGCAGAAGCGTTATCATCTAGTGGTATATCGAATGTTTCCCAAGGGGAGGCCCCAGAAGAAATTTCTGATTCAGATATTTCAGATGAAGTTCGTAGAGAGTATATAGAACCTTTACCAAAGGAGGAATTGCAGTCTCTTTCCGAAAAACTTATTGTTGAAACAATTAAAGAACAAATTTCACTCCAAAGTTTCATAGAAGAAGTTGTAGTAGAAGCATCTAGTAATTTAAATATTGGTGATACTACTGACAACGAAGAATTGCAAAAGAGTGTAATTCAAGGTGTTCAAGAAGTAATTGAAACTACGGTTGTACCCACAATTATCGAAAAGATCACAGAAGAATTAACACAAAAAGTTTTAACTAATTTAGATGATATAGTAGAATCTAAAGATACTCAATTTAGTGAATTAATTGAAACTGTTGCATCTACTCAGTTAAAAACTTTAGAAGAAACAACATTAAATGAATTATTGAATAAGGTATTTAGTGAAGATACTGATAAATTAGAACTTTCAAATGTAAACTTCGAAGATTTGTCCGAAATAGAAGAATTTTTTATAAATTTCTTATTCAATGAAATAGAAGTATCCGAAGGAATTACTCTAGATATAACTGATACTACTCTATTAGAAGCAATCAATCAGTTAGATATTCAAGGGTTTGTAGAAAAAATACAACTTGCAACTTTAGATTTTGCAACTCCAGAAGATATAGAAAATATACTATCAATTATATTCACATCATTATCAGAAGATGAAGATTTCTTAAACTTTAATTTATTTGAAACTTTTGAAGAATTTGAAAAATTTGTAGTAGAAAATTCTACTAGTATATTAAATTTATCGGGAGAAGAAATTCTTGACGATGCATCAACAAATACAACTGGTTCTGAGGATGTAGTAGATGAATCTAGTACAGTTATTACTGGCGATGAACAAATACAAGACGAAGTTTCAGAAAAAAATACAGGTCAAGATGAAGTAGAAGATGAATCTACAACGTTAATTACTGGTGGTGAAACTGGAGAAGATGAATCTACAACGTTAATTACTGGTGGTGAAACTGGCGAAGATGAATCTACAACATTAGTCACTGGTGGTGAAACTGGCGAAGATGAATCTACAACATTAGTCACTGGTGGTGAAACTGGCGAAGATGAATCTACAACAACAAATACTGGTACAGATGACGGAGAAGATGAATCTACAACATTAGTCACTGGCACAGATACTGGAGAAGATGAATCTACAACATTAGTTACTGGTGCAGATACTGGAGAAGATGAATCTACAACAACAAATACTGGTAGTGATACTGGAGAAGATGAATCTACAACAACAAATACTGGCAGTGAAACTGGAGAAGATGAAACTGGTATAGGTGCATCTAGTGGAGAACAACTTGGCGAAATCGGCGCAGAAATTTCTCCAGATGAAAATAATGGTGCCGCATCAAAAGGTATCATACAACTAAGAGATGGAACTGTGACATTTTATAAGTTAAACCCAGTACCATCTACTATTGAATTAAATACATTCGTGGGCCCATTTGTCGCAAGAGACAATTCCATGTGGCAGATAAGGTTATAATATGCCACAATTTTTTACCTCCGGCGGTGTACAAACACAGATTAAAACCACTAAAAGATGGAATTATGTATTTGAGCGCGATTCATCTGTAACAATAGAATATTATAATTTATTTCGTTATACTCAAGATGATGGACAAACTTTAGAGTATGCAAGTAATGCATATGAAACTGGTGGATCGGAATATATAGCAGAAATTTTCTCCACAAAGGTAGAAATAATTTCTACAGATGTTGTCAGTTTCAATAACATCATTGAAATAACAGATGTTGGACTTGATAGATATTCAGAAACAGGTATTATTGGTAGTATATGGAATAACTTATCTAGACTCGATAGTATCATTACTGATAAATCCAAACTAATGGAATTAGTGACAAGTAATATCGGAACAGATTCAAAACAATTTGATCTTGGTATTAGTAGAGATATTGTTCAAAATGCAATATCAAATTATGATACAGATGACATTATTGTATCTAAACTTGGTGATATTGGAATATTCAGTAAAAATATCATACAAAGAATACAAAATCAAGTAAAATCTGCACAACACCTACTATCAGGTGACGGTGAACATATTCTGCATGGAGAAAATTCAGAATTTGCAAGGTATAACTTAGACCAAGTAACAAAAATGGCAACTATTGCAGATAGTTATGGTGAATTTGTAGATTTAGTACACGCAGAGTTATTTACCAGAGATGAAAGTTCTCTGATAAAATCTAATGTAAAAGAAACTAATTTGTTATTCCAACAAATAGTTCCAGACAATAAGATTATTTTAGGCGCAAAAGATACAGGCGAAGTTACTTCAAAGATAACATACTCTTCGACAACTTTAGATAAAGATTTTGAATTAAATTTATCTTATGATTTAAGTAAAGCTAAAGAGTTGCACAATTCATACGCGCACTTATATAATCAAGAACCAGATTGGATAAAGAGTCCAAGTGGTCTATTAATCACAAAACCACAGGATAAAATATTCAATGATTTACTATATTATCAAAGTCCAGATGATGTAGTTATACAAAAGAATTTATATTTTGGTTCTCCAGATATAACAAATGTTCCTATCAATAATTACTTTAAAAAGTTTAAATCTATTCAAGAACCTAAAGGTAAATTTTATGCAGAACAATCTGATTTAGTATTTAGAACTGAATTTGAAATTCGTAGTTCTCAAGATATTATTGTACCTATAAAACCATATTATAGTCAACCAGATAAGACTTATCTATATAATTATTTTTATATTGATATAGACACAGATACTACATTTGGAATGGTGCCTCAAATTACACCACCAACAGATATATCATATATTCCAGATTCTAATTTTGCAAAAACTACTGCAACAACCAATACAAATGGTAAAAGTTTATTTAAAAAACAATTTGGACTATTTGAGTTTAGAGGTGGTAGACAGATAATTCTGGATGCAGTCAATATTAAAAATACTGGTAAGTATTCTGTCATGGATACACAGGCTGTTATATTCTACGATCATAATTCTGCAATGTATGGTGGTATGTATCAAGAGTATGTAGAGTCTCCATATGAATTTGTATATTCAAATAATTATATTGGAATTTCTCATTATAATCAATTAAAACAAATTATAATACCACATTTTAAAATCGAATCAGGACACCCTAGAAATGGTGGGTCTAATGCATATGGACACGATGTTATTCCAGTGCCAAGATTAGATCCATCTACTAAATTTATTCCATTTCCAGGCTTTCTGAAAGAAAGTGATGGTAGACCTTCTGGTAGGCACGGCAGATCATTTGATCAAGAATATAGGATAAAACAAACTGTTACAGGGGCAAACAATCCATCTAACACTCTATATGAATTTGAATATGTCGATCATGATATGGATAAAGATAGTGGGGGAATTGGAGATGGTAAATATAACTTTACATATGAAATTATACAGGGTTCTGGGAGATTGCCAGAATGTTTGGAAATGGTAGATCAAAGATATGTTAGAGGTCGTATTGGAGAAGTCGATGAATTTCTAAGAAAATACTCTTATGAATCTTGGGTACAAGAACATGGTCATTATCCTTTAGATTATGACTATACTGATTTTGAATTATTAACTCCTAGAATATTAAAAACAGGTGTACTAGGAATTAACTCAACAAAAGGTACATTAACATATATTTTAGAAAATCCTTTGAGTGATGTAAACCGATTTAATGTTGGAGAGAAAGTATTTCAAGGTTCGACTCATGGCATAATTACCGATGTATTATATGAAGAATTATATCCTATAGACTTAGGAGATGGATTGGGTGAACAACCAAGAACTATCGTAGGATTAGAGGTACAAAACGTTTTTGGTGAATTTGAAGAAATGACAAAAAATATTCAATATTCTTATAATAATTTAAATTCATTGCAAGAAATTGATATTATAATTTCAGATAGACAGGCAGAACTAGCAAATGAGACAGACCCAACTGAAATAGAAAGACTTACAAATGAAATTGCATCATTGCAAGCAGAAAGATCTTTAACTGGAGACTATACAATTTTGGTAGTAACGGGGTCTAATGTATCTTTTGATTTGAAAAAAATTGGTGTATTGAGAGATAATGTTGTTGTAGAAAATATTCTATTTAGACAAGAGATTGATACTGCTCGTGGTCTTAGAAAAATAATTGATTTAGAATTTCCTGTACACAATAATTGGTCATATGACAGAGATAGATTTTTATTTACCAGTGATGAATTACCAGAAAAATTATATTATAAAGGAGATTATTTAGACAGAATTGAATGGATAAATAAAATGAGAGAAGATGGACATTTTAGATTTGATAATTCTGAAAATAATATAGATGTTGAAACTCTGATTAATAATTTTAAATCAGAATATGAAAAAGGTGAACTTGCAATTTCAAAAGAAGAATATGAAAATCAACTTAAAATATATGAACAAATGAGATCGTTAGGAGACTTACCAGAGGCCATGGAATATTTGGAAGATATTTCTCCATTTAAATTAAATTGTGAAATTGATGTAAGTGAAGAAGATTTTTATAATTATTCCCAAGAAGTTAGAATAGTGAGAGGATATCCAATATATGCCAGCTGTAACTAGAAAAGATGACAACTGCACAGGACATGGATGTTTCCCACCAAGAGCGAATAATGGTGGCAGTGGTAATGTAAAAACAAATAGTAAACCCACCCATAGAAAAGGTGATGGTTGGACACCACATGGATGCCCAAATGTACCACCACATGGTTCGTCTACTGCAGCTGGGTCTGCAACCGTATATGCAAACGGCAAGGCAGTTGCGCGAATAGGTGACCCTGTTGCGTGTGGTTCTGCTATTGCCCAAGGGAGTGGTAATGTATTTGCTGGAGATAGTGGAGAATCTTTCACCCCCCCAGAGTTCACATTTCCAGAATTTACACCATTCCCTGCCCCTAAATTAAGAGATGCGCCAGCATTATATCCTAGTAATATACAAACAGTGGATGATTCTGCAAATGCAAATCCTATTAACAACTCAGAACAAATAGAATCTACAAATGGCGAGAAACCAGAATATGAAGAATTGTCTAGTGGAATGTGTGGGGAAATGCCCCAAAGAAACCCCTATGAGGTCGCACAAAAGGCATTATCTATGGGAAATAGTGCATGGAAAGAAACTGGCAATAACCCAAACATTACTGCATTATGGGATGAAATTGGATATCAAGGAAATCAATATGCAGATGAAACTGCTTGGTGTGCGGTCTTTGTAGGAGCAACCCTTAAAAGAAGTGGTAACAAATATCATAAAACTGCAATGGCCCGTGGTTACGAATCATATGGTAAAGAAATACCATGGAATGAAATGCAGCCTGGCGATATAGTTGTAATGTTTAGAAATGGTAGGAGTTCTGGTAGTGGACATGTTGGGTTTGCGACAGGAAATTATACAAATAATACAGTTGATATGATAGGTGGAAATCAGGGTAACACTTTATCTGTAAGAACATATAAGAGAAATAGTGGGTCTAGAGGTGTGTTAACCATTCGACGTGCAGTATCTTGTGAAGATGGAAAAACTCTTGCGCCGCAAGTAGGACAAGTAAATGCACCAAAGTCCTCTGGGGTTGGTGGTCAAGTTACATAAATAGTTATAAAGGAGCGCATGGTGGCATTCGATACAGTAAGACCTATCAAGGCAATATTCCAAAATGATGGAGAAGTAATTCTTGGTGAATTTACTGATCAAGATCTTATTGGCATTGATATGGGTGGTACTGGCGCATCCAATTCTGCGACAGCACGTAGTAATTTACAATTAATACATTATAGAGAATTTCCCACTTTTAGTGATTTTGATACTTTACCAGAATCTGGAAAACTTGCAAAAAACAGTGCAGATGGAAAGTTATACTACTCACATCAAAATGCTTGGTTACAGATTGGACAATCTCAATTAGTTTCTGGTACTGATAATTCTGGAGTATTTGTAGATGAAACCGAAGTAGAAAAATTTATATTTACTGGAAGAATTGTATATTCATATGATGGGCCTACAAAAACTGCAACTCTTACAGTAGATGTAGATGATATTGAAGATAGATTAGATATTCTCGAAGATGACGATCAAACAAGTGGTTCTGTTAGATATTTAATCAAACAAAGATTTGATCAATTACTTGATGGAGTAATTCCAGAACTTGACACACTGAAAGAGATTGCAGATTCTTTAGGAGACACTTTAGATTTTAGAAATGATTTTGATAATCATGTTTTAGACTTTAATCAATTAGATACAGATTTTACAACATTCAAACAAGATATAACTAATTTTGATAATGTGGATTTAACAACTAATGCACCAATACAAGGTGATGCAATTATTTGGGATCCAACAACTTCAAAATGGATTCCTGGCGCATCATTTAATAGTTCGGATTTTGAAGCGGCATTTCAGACCAAAACGGCAGCAGATTTAGACGTTGGAAATGCATCTGATGGCAGTTTTAGTGATGGTGCATTGGTAATCGAATCTGATAGAAAAACTGCGGATGTGATTGATGATTTAAATGAAGCTCTTGACAACATAAGAAAAGGTGTATATGTTAAGTCAGTTTCATTTTCTGCAAATCCCACTTTCGGTGGACAAGGTACATATGTCACATTAAATTTGACAGTTGATGGTACTGCAAATAGATATGATATTGATTGGGGGGATGGGTCTAATACAAATAACACCACAGACTCTACTCCAAGTCACACATATACATCAAATGCAAATAGTCCATATACAGTAACTGTTCGTGCATATAATTCAAGTGGTTCTGGTGCTGGTAGTGAAGCTTCATCAACAATAGAAGATTATATTATTATCTATACAACAGATCCAGCGGCCGCGTTTAGACTTTATAGAAATGCAACAGGGGGGTCTGAACTGTCTGGTAATAATTTATATGTAATCGAAGGCGACAGTTTATACTTAGAAAATATATCAACCCAGACTACTATGGCAGATGTAGAATATACAATGGATTGGGGCGATGGTACTGCAGTTGAAAATATCACTTCAGATAATGCAGATGGTGGGGTAACTGGTAATAGATTACAACATACTTGGGGATTTGGTACACACACTGGCTCTGGGCGAGACACTTTAAGATTAACTCTTTCAAGTCACAGTACAGCAAACCCTAATGTAATTCCAAAACAAACAACAAAGTCATTAAAGGTATATGATATTAATCCATCTGCGCCGCAAGGACTAAGTTCTAAAAGTATTTCATTTAGTGGTAATACTGGATCTTCCCCACTACTTGCGAGTGGTTTCACTGACAATACAACAGGTACTACTTATAGTATAGGTTCTTCTGTACAAAGAACAACATCTACAAGTGGAAATATTTCATCAACTTCAATATCATCATTTGCATATAATGCGGATAGTGGTACATTAACTGCACTCGTTAACGGCGTAGACAACGGAAATAAAGTATTGGATTCTAATAATAATAGTGGCACATATACTAGTCTAAAAATTGATAGTGAAAGTGATTATAATGGATTAAACTCTAGTGGTAGTTACAGTAATTTTAATAATAGTATATATTATCCAAATTTATATAAAGGATTTAAGGCAAAAATTCAAAAATCTGCAGCTGCAGTGCCTGTAGGAGTAAATAGATATCAACTTTCGCACAGTGGAACAGGAAACACTAACTCAATAGAGTTTGTTAAAGATAATCTAACGTCTACTCCAACTCTGACTGCTGGAACTATTTCAGAAAAAACTGGATTTTACAAATATATAAGTGGAATTCCTTATTATACATACAATTCTAAATTAACTTGGAGTGATATTTCGGTATCTAATTTGGTCGGTCAAACATACAGAAATACATCACAAGTGCTATATGTGACTGGCAGTAACAATTATGAAGGCACGTCAAGTCAATCTATTAATAACAAGAGTTTTAATTATTCTGCAATAGATGGCACAACAACCATGTTGCAAAGTGGATATCCATTAGTAAATACTGGTGTTGGTACTCCATATGCAATTGGGGATTTAGAAATTGATATAACAAATTCTGGAGTTAGAACAATTGAATCTATACGTGCAGTTGCATACAACGTAAATGGTACAGGTAGTTATGTAAATAATAATCAAAAAATTGCAGTCCACACATCATCACAATCTGGTATTAGTGAGCTTTCTATTCCTGTAAGTTCAAGTTTAGGGTCTGGTTATAACGATAGTGGAAAAAGAATTTTTGATTTTGCATCAGAGATTACTGATACTCCTACATATAATAATACGATCAATTTTTATACAAACAATCTTTACTCTGAAAGTTCAGACCCAGGCGTATCTGGTACACAAGAGGCAACAGTTCGACTTGGTGTATTGAAACATAGTCTGGATGATTATAGTGGATTTTTACCAGTTGGCCCAGATCGAAGTGGTGATTCGGGTGTTCAATATTTTACTTTTGCGTTTAGGAGAACTATCACTGCAAACTTTAATATTAATATAAGTAGTAGTGGTGTTTCTGGTGTTTGGATTGCAGCGCCGGGCACTACAATTGACACTGCAAGTAGTTTAAATGGTTGGTTGGATTGTAGTGTACAATATGCTGGCGCTGGTGTGCCAGGCGAAAGTACATCAGGTGGTGGTAATGGTAGTAATGGTTGTGCGTCAACTGGTGGAGATAGAATACAATCGAATACTTCATTGAGTGGTTCTTATACTATGACTTTAGGTACAGAAAATTTGACTAACGCAACTAATAATGTTGCATTGGTTAGAATTGCATTAAACTCTGGACAATCAGTTAACTCTATTAGTATAACATAGGATAAGTAAATGTCAATACCCGATAATCAAAAATTAGACTTTCTTTGGAAAAAATTAGGTTATGGTGCATCCAAGACAGACTTAAATTCTATAAAGGGCGCAACTAACGAAGCTATCCCAAGTCCATTATTATTACGTGGAGATAGACTTTGGTCAGAATCTCAAGAAATTCCTGCAATTATTCCAACCGTAAATAGTACATATGTTGAATTATATTTAAATTCAAATACGGTTGAGTGTGATATGGATTTAACGTCTACATCAAATCGTACTTGGAAAACAAATTTAACAGATTGGATACCACCAGAATTTGGTAGTACATATCAAGTAAAAGTTTATATAGATTCTGCAAGTTCTACAAATCCAACATCCGGCAATCAAATATTTGCAGCAGGTTCTGGAAATGATGATGAATGGTTTTTTGATTATCAATCTGGCATTTTACATTTTATTGGTAATAATCTACCATCTGGAATTTCTGGAAATAAAATTTATATTTCTGGTGCAAGATATATAGGAACATTTGGTACGTCTGGTGGACAGACACAAATTGAACTTGATTCTCTTTCAAATCAGTTATTAGAATTAGAAGATAGAGTAAACACAGATTTAGATGATTTAATACAAGACGTAGACAGAAATAGAGCAACTATAAATAGTGTGCAATATTCCTTGGCAAATTTTAGTTATGGTGGACATACTGAATCGCAAATAAATAGTTTGGTACAAAGTCAACAACAAGTTGGTATTGTATATAATAGTGTAACAGAAAGATTCGAACCTCAACAAATAGCATCAGGCACATCCGGCGCATTTTTACATTTTCAATATTCAGATGGTACAAGAGATGATTTAAACTTGATTGCAACATTTGACGGTTCAGAAGTATTATCTTCCTATGTTAGATTTTTCTTTTCAGATGGTACACAAGATAATATAGATATGGTTACATAATAAGGATTTTTATTTTTATAAATAATAGAAACAAAACAAGTTAGTTAATAAAACTTTATGCATTAAGGAGTTCACGAATGAGTAGAGCTATTCAAAGAAATGATATTTTTCAATTAGATGGGTATCGTTGGAACCGAAGAAGAGAACCAGATAAACCATTAATTACACAATTAGCAGAAGATTTAATGGACAATGGTTTTATAGATGTTGGCCCAGAAGTCGTAAAAATTACAGTTAGTGATGCAGCTCTAACCAGATATATTGATAATATTATTGTGTACTATTATGATTCCAATACAAATATTATTAATGAAGGGGCTCACGGATTAAGAAATGTTACGTCAGAAGGATATGACGGAACTTTTACAGAATGGAAAATGGATAATAATGATTTAAAAATTAAACAAATCCAAGACGATCCTTATACTGGATTTGGCAACGATCACTGGGCAGATTATCTTTCAACATCGTTGCCTGGCTCCAAATCCGCCACTTTTAAAACACAGTATCCTGGCGAAGATGCAACATATTTTGATAAGTTCTTAGGACCAAACGCCGAGTTATTTGCATATTTAAACCCAAACCCACAGAATCAGGATGCAGACGGTAATTGGTTGAAAGTATTACCAAATGTACCTACTAGAAAGAAGAAGGCCGATGAACAGACAGGTTATTTTGGATTAAGTTTTATATCAGAAAGAGTTTATAGAAACGAATTTGCAAAAATTAAAAGACTTATTACTACTAGTGCAAGATATGTCGTTGCTTATCCAGACGTTGCAAGTGGCATTGATTCAAAAGGAAATTTAAGAAATTATGTAGAAGAACTAGAACCTAGTGGTGTTATTAATCACCATTTTTGGTTTACAACATACAAAGATGAACAATTTTTCCCAGCCGATGTTACCGAACCTGCAAAATGGGAAGGTTTTATTGGGTTAAGTTCTGAGCCTGGCATATTACAGTATGGAGACACTTACGAGTTTACATTGACAAGTACAAGTCAAAAAACTTCTGCTTCAATTACAACACTAGATTCGGTTACGGTTGATAGTGATGAAGTCGAACCTTTTCTAGAAAAGGTTTATAATAGTTTTGTTAATTCTGCAATTGCAAATCCATTATCTGGTTATTTGACTCTTAGTGTAGACCCATCAAGAATTGGTATTATGGAAGGTTATGCAAACCAGAATTCTGTCGAACAAACTATGACGGTAAACAGAATTCCTTACGTAAAACAGTATGGAGCTACACCAACTGTTGGATTTCCATCTGGTTCAAACCAAAGTTTCTCTGGCATCACCGAGCCTAAAATCGCCCAACACGGTACTGTAACCTATAATTCTGGATTTAAAATGAATTATAGAAATTTAAATACCGATCAACTTGGACTTAACACCGCCGGCTGGAGGTGGTATGAAGATTTCGGGCAATCGAGCCAGTTCAGATCTCCTGTCAGTGTTGGTGGCAAAACCCACTATATGGAGGGTTATGTACACAAACATACTATTAGTGGGTTTGATGGTGCAGACCCTGGCGATACATTCGAGGTTAAGTTAACCAATTTGGTTGATGAATCTGCCGAAAAACCTTGGACTGCTGATCCAATTGAACTTTCAATAACTTTCACAGCAAAGGTTCCTATGACTGCATTAGCATTAACAACTGCTATGGCTAATGAGATGAAACTAGATCCATATATTTCGCAATATATGTTTGTAAAAACTGGTACAAATTATATCGACGTAGAATATGCAGAAGATTCTAGTGCATATTTAAGAAGATCAAAAAAACGTACTGCCACCGATGATAAGGGGTGGGGGTTATTTAATGCTAAGTCTGTCGCATATCAAACTGCGGTCACCGCTGGTAGATTCACCGCTGGCACTTTTGCTACATTTAACCACGATTGGTGGACTATGGCAAACCTAACTAGCAGCAATCTATCCACACGTAAAAACTTCTTTGCATGGATAGAAAATTCCGTTGCGGCAAATATTTCAACCACTTTTGCAACTGACGCGACTAGGTTTGGTACTGGTGGATTATTTCCATCCACTGGCACTATGGACGCAAATACCGAACAAGGTAGTATTAAATTTGTTAATCCTTACGCACATTATGGTCCAACTGTTCTAACCGATGGGTTGTTTGCAGAAGATGTTCCAGATTTGGCAAAGTTCGGTTCTTCGGTGACTTATACTGAGAATACTTTAGTCACAAGTGACCCATTAACTTTTAATTTCCAAACAACAAAAGAACCAGCAGTATCTAATGTTGGTAATATTAGGTTATCGTTCCCATTATCAAGAGATATGGGCACTTTTGCAAATCCAGTTAATAATATTGGTTGGGAAGTTTTCCCTGCAATTCAAGGTAACAGCTCAGCATCAAATTATACATACTCATATTATCAACAAATATTGAGTGATACCTCGGCGGATGTGAAAACAGAAAGACCAACAGGTCCAGAAATATCATTTGATTATGATAAGAGATATAGACATCCAAATCAAACACATGGTAGTTTAGATTTGGGATTAACTAAGGCATCGGATTTCCAGTACAACACTTCTAATTTAGATATCGATTCTTTTGAATACGTAAGAGATTATTCAATGGGTCCAATTGTATTAGAAACATCTAATAGTTCACCACTATCGGGAACTGATGGAGATCAGGCTTGGAGAATTAGACTTAATGTTTCTAGAGGGTATGAAATCAAAGATGCGTCACCATATATTAACGAGGTTCATATCGAATTAGGAAATAATTCTGTAGACCCACGTTTAGTATCTGATAGACAATTTGAATATTTACAATTACATATTGCAACAAAGTATCAATTACTAAGTAATGGTGATGTTACCGAAACACAAGGTGTAGATGTAACTAAACCGGCAAGAATAAGAGAGCCAGGGTTTCTTGGTGCATTAAGACCACAATATAGTGGATATGTACAATCAAATGTACATTTAATAAACCCATATACACTAAGGGCCCAATTGGATGATGCAGTAGAATCAGAAATTAATATTAGTGCCGGTAGGGTTGGTATTGCAATGGATCAGGTAGAAGGGGTTGATACGTCTGGACTTGCGGATATTTTCGCCAATAATACTAGTGGTTCAGGTGTTAAAAATATCACATATGAAACTAGAGGTACTACTGCCGCTCCTGTGGTTGTTACAAAAGGATTACTTGAAGATGGAGAATATCGATACGAAGAACAATATTTAACTGGTTCTAGTACAGAATTAATATATGATACACCATATAATACTGGTAATATGCGTATTCAAAAAGGATTTTTTAGAAGAAGTGGAAAACAATTTTCGGATGTCGCACCATCATATCCTATGAGTTATTTCTTAACTATTGCAGATCATGGAATAGCATTTGCAGTGAGGGATCAGGCGTCATCATCAGAATCAGATGATAATGCATGGGTTGTTGTTCAAAGACATGTCGATTCTGTTACAGGAGAGCCTGATTTCACATCTAATACGCAACCAGTTCATTGCATATATCAAACATCCGAACCACCAGTTCTTTGGTCAGATTATGGTATTTACTTTACAGATAGAGAAATCGATAAGAGACAAAGTTCTGTTGCATATCAAGGATTATATGACCGAGCAGGAAATTATGTTACGGATTTTTATGTTAATCCAGTTATTGCAGAGGAACTTGCTGCATTTGATATGGAAGGACAGGGTAGATTCCGTAGGTTTGTTGTACGAGAAAAAGATACATTAAAACCATGGGATAGACATGTTTTTGCAGGTCTTAATGAAACCGATTCACACTCTGTAATCAATCCATTAGAACAATTATCCTTGAATGATGATGGTCAGTTGGTTATCCAATTTCCTAACAGAATTGGTTCCCAAAGATATCTATTCACTGGAAAAGAGATTGATTTGATTGCATTCTGTGATGGTGGTTCTGTAGGACAAGATACACTAGTATCTAGTGATAGATTTAGTGATAGTGGACTAACCAATAAGACTAGAACTTACAAAGGTATGATGAGTACAAAAAGTTATGGAAATGGAATGCGTGTACTACTATTAACTGACGGGTGGGGTGTTGATAATTCCTACCTTTCATCATAATAAGAGAGACATTAGTTAATGACTGATGTTATACCATTAAAAGTAATTACAGACGCTGGGGGTGACTCTTACGCCCTCGGCGAGTTTACTGCAAGTGAAGCGGTTGGTTTGGCACATGGTGGTACAGGTGCCACTGATGCAGCAACAGCTCGTGTGAATTTGGGTCTGACAAATTTAACTATAGAATTTGAAAGATATAATATTTCAACTCCTTCGGTGAGTTGGGTAATTACTCATAATAAAAACACAACACAATTCAGTGAAAAACTTTTCGATTCCAATGGAGACCAATTTTACGCATATGTAGAAACATTAGATGCAAATTCTTTCAAGGTACACCTGTCAGAAAGTATAAGTGGTTATGTGGACGTATTTTTTGACGGAACTTCATTAGTAACTTAAACATAGAAACTAAATATTATAAATATCAGTATATAAAAAATAAAAACCTTGGAGTAAGACACGATGCCTAGATATGTAAAATTTCATGGTTTAGAGTTAGCAGATAATTCGTTTATTGAGAACTTACGAATTGAGAAACTTACCTCTGACCCAACGCCGTCTGAACCTGGCAGACTGTGGTACAATACTACGGATAAAGTATTCAAATTTTCTTCTCTCGATTCTGGTGGGGCAATTATAGTTCATCAGGCCGTTTCATTAGATGAACTAACAGCAGAAGTTGCAACTTTAAATTCTACAATTACCACAGAAGTAACAGACAGAACAAATGCAGACTCGGCTCTGCAAACCCAGATTGATACATTAGAAACCGCACTAGATAACGTAGAGGCATCCATTACCTTTGCAGTTTCTACTACATCTGGCGCATATGTTATAGACGGTGATAATAATCCTACACTCAAATTACAGCCAGGAATTACATATAAATTAGATTTAAATGCATCTGGACATCCCTTTAGAATTCTTACGGATGCATCAAACCCTGCAACGGAATACAATGATGGTGTAAGTCACGATGACGGTGCTGGTACAGTTGTCACAGGAACTAATGCACAGGGCAAAGAGAGTGGTACATTAATTTTTAAAGTGCCGATGGATTCACCAGATTATTTGTATTATGTATGTGACAATCATCCAAGTACAATGGTTGGTACTCTAAAGACAACATCATTCCCAGCAGAAGTCCAAGTAGAAATTGATGATATTGAAACTGGAGCTGGACTAGAAACAGATGGATCTTATCTTGCCGATAATACAACAAATTATCTTACTGCTGCAACATCTTTAAAAAATGCTGACTTTCTATTAGATAGTGCGGTACAAGGTGTACAAAATGAATTAGACAGTACTCAGAACGGGGCAGGACTTGGTTCGAGTGGTACTTACAGTGCAGATTCTGGTACAAACTATTTAACTACTGCAACATCTTTAAAAAACGCAGATGCAACTTTGGACGGACAATTAAAAACCACAAACGATAATTTATCCGCAGAGATTACAGCAAGAACAAATGCAGATGTTACAATCAATACTGCAATTACAAATTTACAATCTGAATTAGATGTCACACAAACTGGATCAGGTCTTGCCACGGACGGCACTTTCAGTGCAAACTCTAGTACAAATTATCTTACTGCAGCGACTTCATTAAAGGATGCAGATGAAAGACTTGATACTGCATTAAATTCTTTACAATCAGAAGTTAACGCAACACAGACTGGCGCCGGATTAGGTACTAATGGTGCATATACTGCAAATTCATCTTCTAACTATATTACTGGTGCAACAGATTTAACTGATGCAGACGATTTATTGGATGCTCAAATTAAAACTACTACAGATAGTATTACTACTAAAGTTAGTAAATCTGGTGATACTATGTCTGGCAATTTGGACATGGGCAACAATAGAATTATTAGTGTTGCAAATCCTACCGACCCGACAGATGCGGCGAACAAAGAATACGTCGATAGTGTTGCAACTGGTTTAGATGTAAAAGAATCTGTTAGAGTTGCAACTACTTCGAATATTGCAAGTTTATCAAGTGTAACATCAATTGATGGTGTAACATTAGTCGATGGTGATAGAGTACTTGTTAAAGACCAAAGTACTGGTTCTGAAAATGGTATTTACACTTATACACTATCTACTACAACTCTGGCCCGATCTGATGACGCAGATACTGGTTCTGTATTAACTTCTGGTACATTTACATTTGTGGAAGAAGGTACACTAAATGCAGATAATGGTTATGTACTTGTAACAGACGGTTCTATTACAGTTGGTACAACATCAATATCATTTGAACAATTCTCTGGTGCTGGACAAATTATTGCTGGGGCCGGTATTCAAAAAAGTGGTAACGAATTATTTCTAAACTTTGGTGCTGGTGTTTCAGAATTACCTTCAGACGAAATTGGTATCGATGTACGTGCAGATGGTGGTTTGATGTTGACTGCAGATGGTTCGACAGATTCGGTCGCCACTGGTGCAAATCTAGCAATCAGAATAGATGGTAGTTCACTTTCAACATCATCAAATGGTTTAAAACTTGATTCATCTATCACTACTAGTATTAGTGATAACACAACTGCAATTGCAACCTTACAAACCGAAGTAGACGCAGTTGAAACTGCATCTGGATTAAATACCGATGGTACTTACGCTGCACCATCTGGTACAAATTATATTGATACAGCAACTAGTATTGCAAATGCACACGTATTATTAGATTCTGCAGTTAAAGATAGTTATGATACTCTAGAATCTCTTGTATTAGATTTGGAATCAGATTTAGCGACAGAACAGGCACAGAGAATTTCTTCCGATAGTTCAATTAGAACAGATGTTAATGATTTAAGATTTACATATCAATCAACTGCAACTGCAACAACACATACAGTTTCGCATAACTTGAATACAAACTTTCTTATAATCCAATGTATGGTATTGGGAGATGACGGCTTGTATGCAAACGATGTTGTACCAATAGAGGAAACTGATTCAAATACTCTTACTGTTTATCTCACAGAATCTAGACATGTGCGCGTATCAGTAATGGCAATGACTGATATTTAAAACTCATTAATTTAATTCTTTATGAAATAGGGGGCCTGGCCCCCTATTTTTTTATATAAATAGAAGAAAGGAGTTTTAAAAATGCAAGAGTTAAAATATTATGATCTATCTCTCATTGATGATCCGACAGAAATGAAAAGTGTTATGAGAGAATCTATTGGCATGCTAAAACAAAATGCATTAGTAACAAACTTCCATAAAGATGATTTAAGAGAAAAATATGCAGAGCAAGTTTCTGTAGTTCAAAACTATCTCACACAAATGGAGATTAAGTTAGAACATGAGTAGAACTATACACCCAACTCAAATAGTTGCATGGATACAAAAAATTGAAAAAAATCTTGATAATTTTAATTTCGATAATAAATCCGCATCTAAAGAAGAAAAATTAGAATATATTAGATATCAAAGACATTTATTTGAAATTATAAAAATGGCCTTGTCTGGTAAAGTATATTTTGTAGGTACTGCACAAGACATTAGATTTAGAGAAGATGACGATGACACAGAAAACTAGAACATTAAATATGCAAAACGTAAGAGTCAAGGGTACTTTGACTTTTGCAACAAATCATTTAAATTTTCCAATGTATCCAGAAGTTGGGGAAACTGCACTAGTACGTGGTGCGTTATACATCTATACAAAACTAGATGGAATTAAAACATGGTATCAACTTACAGAAAAAAGAGATACTTACTTTCACATTCAAAATAATAATGAAAGAAAATGGATTATCAATCATAATTTTGGTACTGATGCAAATTCATTTTTTGTATATATTGAAGATAGTTTGACAACTAATTATGATGTAACATATAAAGATGATAATAGAATTGAATTGACATTTAGAGAACTGGCCAAAGGTAGCGTTACAGTATTCAAATATCCAGAAATTAACACATTGGACATAACTGCAGATACCGCACATGTAAAGAAAAGTTTTAAATGGTCTACAGGATTTTCAAGTATTACAAAATTTCCACATCCATATTTACACAATGGTATGGTTACTATTGCAAAAGATACAGGATTGTTATATTATTCTGATGGTAGAAAATGGAATAAAGTTATAACAGAATCTAATACAAACGAGTTAAAATCTAATATTGTCGATCAAATTAGGCCTTTATTTAACTCAATAGACTATAAAAATATCCAAAATAAACCAGACTTGACAACCCTAAAAATTGATTGGAAATATCTAAAGAATAAACCAGAATTGGGTACTAAAGATTACAAAGAATTATCAAATACTCCAAAACTGATATATTCCAGAATACAAAAGGTTGAAACTCAAAGTAGGTTGAAGTATACATTTGTTGATAATGAGGGAAAAAATTTATTTATAAATAGTTCATGGATACAGGTATTTGTTGATGGTAAAATTTTATGTCCAACAAAATATACATTATTAAATGAATACGAATTACAATTTACGAATGGACAGGAATTGAATTCTGAAATCCAAATCGTTACAATTGGTTAAGGTAGAGATATGGCAGATTCAAATTTAACAGGTTCTATTAACGATTTAGTTGCAAGATGTACATCATTAATTCCTACTTCAACAGCAAAAGAACTTTTTGATATATCTTTATGTTTAAAATCTATTAATCGAACAGAAAACAACACAGTAGAAAATTTAATTTCTACTAGAGTAGGTAATTTATTATCTACTGCAACTCCATTAGAAAAACACTATCTTTCTAGGGCAGTTTATAATCTGTTGGAAACAAATGTAGTAGTAGGTGTAGATTTACCTACTAAAACTGGACACACAAATAAATTATTAGAAACAAATGGTATATCAACAAGTTGGAGTAAAGTAGATTCTACGGATGTAACTGGTTTAGATTTTACGGCAGCTGCTGATGGCAAAGCACTAGGATTTGATGGTACAAATATTTCTGCAGTTGATTCTCCATTCTCAAGTATAGAAACAATTGCATCATCTGCAAATTTAGTATCTGGCACATCTGGACAATTTATTTATGCAATTGCAGAAGACACATATCATTATTGGAATGGTAGTGCATGGCAGGAAATAACTAAGGCCGCAGCATATAATTGGATAGATGCAAATACTATTTGGTATGCATCATTTGACACAAATAGAAATGAACAAATATCAAATTACGGTAATGGTGGAGTCAATCAGGTAAATGCAAATACTGCTGTAGTCAGTGCAACTAGTACTGGTATATCAGGAAATGCACTAAAAAATATCAATTCGGGTGGAGTGCAATATGACTTCTCATCATTTTCGATGGGGTCAAATTTTACAATAGAATTCTGGGGATATATCGATACTCTCGGAAGTACTCCAGCATACTGGTTTGACACAGGAATGGTTGAATATAAAACAGACATGATCAATTTTGATGGAGCTGGTGGAAGTAGTACAAATGCATCAATAACCGCCTCAACATCGAGTGTAACTGGGCAGTGGGTTCATCATGCAATTGTATTTTCTGGATATAATTCTGGTGGGTGTAAAGTTTACCACAATGGTAGTCAAGTCGCGTATTTAAATCCAAATGCAGGAACACCTAATATTAGTAGAGTAAAATTATATTTACACGAAACCTCAAATAATGGTATCGATTCTGCGTACATAAAACATTTTAGAATTAGTAATGCCGTAAGATATACCACAAACTTTACACCACCGGCGATAGAATAGGAATTAAAAGATGGCAGATTCAAATTTAAATACATCAACATCGGCAGTTATATCTAGAGTCGGAACACTAATTAGTAGTGCATCTGCAGAAGAATTATTAAAGTTATGTAGGACAAATGTTTTTTTAGATCAAACAGAAAATGCAACATTAGAAGTTGCAGTAGACTCTCGCGTTTCTTCCTTAACATCTACTGCAACAGCATCAGATCTTTCTAAACTTGGTAGGGCAGTTGGTTTAATGTTAGATCCAGTATATACTGCGACAGTTGGTGAAATTATTCCAAGTCAAACAGGTTCTGCAAATACATTTTTATCGACAGACGGAAATCAAGATGAATGGAATGGTGTAGTAACAAGAAATATAACAGAAATTGGAGACGAAGTTCCAAATGACAATGATATATTGTTATATGACGGAACATCTAAATTTGATTCGAATATACCACAAATTCAATCAGTCGCAACTTCGGGAGATATTCCAGTTTCTGGTTCAGTCACCGGTCAAGTTGTACATATACAAGCAGACGATACATTCCAGATTTGGAATGGAACTAGTTGGGGATAATTAAATGGCAGATACAACATTTCATTCTACAATCAATTCTATTATTGCAGATTTAAAAACCAGTATTCCTACAGCGAATGCCGATGATTTACTTAAATATGCAAGAGTAATTAAGAATATTAGACAAACAGAAAATGATGATTTAGAACAGTTATTAAATACTAGATTAAACAGTTTATTATCTGGTGCAAACGATGTTGCAACGATTACAAAATTATCTTTGGTAGTTAGTAAAGTATTAGACTTAGTAACACCAAATACATCCAGTGGTGCAGAATTACCAAGACAGGATGGTCAGGCCGGAGAATTCTTAAAAACTGATGGTACTGATATGTCTTGGTCAGAAATTGTAAAGGCAGATATTAGAGATATAGACCATAGTAGTTTATCTACAGGGGATGTTTTAGTATATAATAATTCTACAAATAAATTTGTAGGTATTGCAAACGCACCTACGAATACAAAAATTAATAGTTATACAGATTATGCAAGTTTCCCAGCAAACGGTAAAAATTCTACATTTGCAATTGCACAAGATACTAACAAAGTATATGCATATGCAAATGGACAGTGGCATGAATGGGGTTCTATCTAATGTCAGAAACTAATTATCATAATGGTGTTTCTTACTCATATATGACAACTAATGCATCTAGTGGTAATACTACTAAAAAATATGTAATAGACACCAATAGAGTTTCGGAAAATAATTATGTGACTAACTTACCTGTAAAGTATGATGGGGGGTATGTTTTATCCCTAAATCAATCAGGCATGAAAATTGCACACCAAAAAGATAAAACAAAAATATTCTACAATAACCCAAATGATAATATAGTATATAAATCTTATAAGTCAAATAATAATTCTAAAAATTTTTCTGGTACTTCATTTCCAATTCTATTCAATGGACATATTTCTGTAGCAAATTTTGAAGATAATCAATTTGAAGTTTGTGGGAAATATAGTTCTAAATTTATAAAAGGTTTAGTCATTTCGGATGGTGCAAGTAGTAATAGGTTTTTATTTGTATTTGAAGATTATTTTATTCTCTGTAACAACAACATGGAGAGTATAACACAGATTAGTATAGATGACAAGATAAAAAACATTGAAATCGGAGAAAAGACTTCAAAACTAGGTATTGTTGTATCTGGAAATAAGTATACATATTTTCTACATTTTGACGAAAAGTTGAATATTATTAAAAAAATTAAATACTATTATTCTTCAAAATCAATTACAATAAATGATAGTAATGAGATATATTCAAGTTCAGATACATACTATTATATACTTGGCCACAATGCTTGGGAATCCAATATAAGTTTGCCGGAATATATATTTTATGATAAAAATATCATATTAGTAGACGATGAAAATTATTTGACTATAAACTCTAAAATTGGTAGAGTAGAAAAAAACGGAAAATATATTTTCACAAGAATTCCATATTCCATTACAGAAGTAGAAAATTTTGACATTAATATTAATAGAAGTCAAAAAATTCCTACCATATTTAATATGAAAGAAGCAACTATAAAAAATGCACTTTATTAAAATATAAATAATACAGAAAGTTAAGAGGAAGATAAGTTGGCAGATTCAAATTTAAACAGTTCTATTTCTGCACTAGTAAGTGATTTACAGAATCAAATTGCAACCGCGTCTGTAACTGAATTACTTCTTATAACTAGAGCTGCAAAGTCAATTGGACACACAGAAAACACTGCAATCGAAATTGCGGTAAATACTCGCGTCAACCAATTAACGTCCACTGCTACAGCTGATGAATTAGAAAAACTCGCAAGAGCTGTTGATAACTTAACAGACACGGCCAGCGCGGCAACTGCAACGACCTCTATAAGTGACCATACTGATGTAGATACAACCACTACCCCACCAACTGATGGCCAGGCCTTGGTGTGGGAAAATTCTACGGCATTATGGAAACCAGATGATATTGCGTCAGGTTCTTACACTGATATATTACCAGATACAACTGCAACTTATGACTTAGGTAGTCCTTCAAAAACTTGGGTTGATGTATATGCATCAAATATAAAAGGTCTTGATGCACCCATAAATGATACTGATGCTGCAAGAAAAAAATATGTAGACGATTTATTTGTAACGGCCGTGGTAACTGTAAATTCTGTTAATGGTTATCAGGGATCGGTATTACTTACTACAGATGATGTAGATGAAGGAATTTATAATTTATATTATGATGACACAAAAGTAGATTCACACTTAAATCAAACTAGTGCAACCAACAATCAAATTCTTTCTTGGAATGGAACTGATTATACATGGGTTGATAATTCGTCACTTAGTAGTATATCTGGAAATATCATACCAGACACAACTGAAACTTATGACTTAGGTAGTGCGACTAATAAGTTTAGAGATTTATATCTTAGTGGGAATAGTATCACACTTGGTACTATAGAACTTTCAGACAATGGTGGAGCTTTAGAAGTCACATCAACTGGTGGGGGTAGTACGGAGTCATTTGCAACTGAAACATATGTCACGACTCAAATAAATAATCTAGTAGATGCTGCGCCCGGCACATTAGACACTCTTAATGAACTCGCAGCTGCACTAGGTGATGATGCAAACTTCTCTACTACAGTCACTAACTCATTAGCGACTAAGGCAGATACATCATCTCTCGCATCTGTTGCGACATCTGGCTCTTATAATGACTTAACTAATCTACCAACTATTCCAACAAACAACAATCAGTTAACAAATGGTGCTGGATTTATCACAGTGGCAGATGTGCCAAACGCTAATGTTGTAGAATATACATCAACAGCTTCAGCGTCTGTAAACGATGTTATGATGTTGAATACTGATGGAACTGTGACTCCAGTAGAAGTAACAACAACCGCACTCAACACTAATGTTGCCGAATTGAATCCGGCCGGCGGTGCTGGAAATAATTTTAATAAATGGTTCAGTGGACACTATCCATCAGATCCTTTGAAAGTTTTTCATATTTATAGAGCAGGTTCTAACTGGTATTCTCAAATTATAGAGGATAATACCTATTGGAGTACGCATTCTTTTTCTGGTGGTGATAGTGGACAACAAAGTTATCCATTTGTAAGTCCAGTTGACGAATCAAAAGTTCTCTGGATTGGTAGAGATACAGTCTCAGCGGGGGCTCTAACATTCACAGCACACCTATTTTCTGTGGACTCCAGTAAAAATATAACATCTACTACTACAACTCACGATGCAGAACCAGACATGGAAACTATAACAGATTCTGATGGCGAAACTTGGGGTTCTACAACTACACTTAGTGGAGATGTGAAAATTATATATGACTATGCTCATAGCTCAACTGGAAGTTATTTCTTTAATATTTTCTTTGAAAAGGATGATATATACTGTATCAGAGTTGAGTGGGATGGCGTAAATGCCCCAACCTTTGGTTCAGTAATTAGTGTTGCTAATAAATTTAATAATCGTGATTGTGGTAGAATTAAACTAGATCCAAATAACTTGGGAAGGTGGTTAGTTTCTGGATATGATGGTTATATTAGAGTTTATGACACTGATTATGCAAATGGAACAAGTTCATCAACAGCGACATATTTAAATAATTCTGTTGATAGTAGTCTTAATGTACACCACGCTGATTGGAATCCAAAAGTTTCTGATCAAATTTTCTCACTATACAGTGATGTTGGTGGTAAAGCGAATTATGCACAATACACGATTAGTGGTAGTTCTATTACTCTAGTAAGATCGAATTATTTGCATATTGCATGGCAGTCAACCAATTACAGAACATCATATCTTCAGTTTTTCCCGAATAGTGATCATATGGTAATGAACTATCGCAGCGGCACGTCGAATCGCGCTTCAATGATTATTCAGGCACCTATTGCTGCTACTGATGCCAGCGGACCCACAAAGAGCGGTGTATTAACTAGTATCGATAATAGTTGGCCGTTAGAGGGAGCATCATTTGATTACACATCTGCAAGTTTACACGGTTCTTTGTATTACCCCAATGGATCAAATGCAGCACTAAGATTTATTCGAGCAGGATTTACTGCAAGCAACTTTGATTCTAACAAACTGCATGGTGTCGCAGCATCAGCGGGAACGACTATTGATGTAACTCTTGAACACGGAATTCATACAGGTCTCTCTGGACTTACTACAGGCAGTGTATATTATACCAGCGATGAAGGTGTAATATCTACTACGACCGGTGGTGGTTCAAAACTTGGTACTGCTATCAATGCCACCTCACTTGCACTAGATTTTACTGATGAACTTGTAAGTGCGGATTTGGCAACATATGCAACAAAATCATATGTTGCATCACAAGTTCCATCTCTTACTGGATATGCAACTGAGAATTATGTGGATACTTCTGTAGCAAATCTAGTAGAT